ACTACTACCGCGTAGATGCTGACAATGCTAAAGACGCGGAGCAACAAGTATGGGCAGCACTACGCAGTGGTATCATGGGCAACGTTGCTCTTGATGACACCATTGACAGCGCACCTACAATCGACTACACTGTACAATTATCACCCGAAGGAGAAGTTATCCTATGACTATCGACGTCACACAACAAATCAATTACTCACAGGCAGTACGCAAAGCGCGTCCAGAATGGGACGACGACAAAGTAAGAAAGGCAGCCGAGTACCTTGTCTTGTATATGGACTTAAGGCTCAAGCCATACAAAGTCAACGACAAACTTAACGAGTTTGACAAAGACGGAGGATTCCTGTTCTGATGGAATACCACGACCTCATGCAACAAGCGGAAGAGCACAACAAAAAGCTACACCGCACCAAAGATGTTAACATTGCTGACATCCTCACGTGGGAAGATAGAGACGCAATCGCTAAGATTGTAGACAATCGTGTTGCCAAAGAATATGGTGACATGTTCCCATTCAAGTGGCAATTCTCTTGCAGTGGTCACTTTATCTGCTAATTCACACACACGTTCGCATGGACACCTACAAAATAGACTATTGCATTCCTGACAAGCCAAAGGAGTGCTCTTATATGTTTACTCAGGCTGTCTCTGACGAAGATGCAGCCTACTATGGCTTAGACTGGGTAGCAATCCATGGCTACAAACTTAAAAACGTTACAAAAGTTAAGGTATTTGGAAAATGAAACGTAGAAAGTACTATCCTAATAATTGGCAGGCTATCAAGGACACACCGGCTAAATGGTTTCCACCACTAGAATATGACGAGCTAGAAGAGTGGAAAGTACATGGCTATGTGCTACCTAGTTCCATCTTCGGTATTATCCGTAGCGAAGACTTGCAGACTGGTGTCATTGAAGAGTACACATACAAGTCTGAGTATCAGGCTAGAGAACGTGTAAAGAAAGAAATGACACACGGACGCAAGATAACGCTGTGCACCATGGAAGGTGTATGGCATGTAAAACCTTTAATTGATTTTAACAACCCATGAGCGAAGAGACATTTCAACGTAGGTACGAACAGTTACTTACACTTGTGGTAAACCACCCACATAAAGAAGAATTAATTGCTATAATGCAAGAGCAAGTCCTAGATGACGACAATTAAATGCTGACACAACAACAGATCGACGAGCAACAAGCGTTCGAGCGTAGACAAATACAAGGTGGACTGGACAAACTTCACAAGAACACAGACAAACTAGAAGAACAGACATACGCCAGTGCCACAGTTTATGGCTCATCATGTGTAACGGGAATCATGCCCGATCTAATTGTATACATAGATGAAAAGAAAGAGAAGTACAAGACATGCGCTGGCAGAGATGCCATTGTTGTAGCTAAGTACATCATACCCGTACAGACAGAGATACAAGCTTTGCTTACATGCAAGGTAGTATTCGATCATGTCTTTGCGCCACGACAGAACAAGCAAGCGATTACAGCTACTGCGTTAGCTGTTGGCTCTGCCTGCGAAGCTGAGTGTCAGATGAACTACTACGAGAGAGAAGCGCCTGCACTACTAGCCACCCTCAAGAAAAATTATTGGCATCAAGCCAAAGGTACAGAGTACAAGCGTAAGTGCATACAAACACTTATGCATAAACAAAACATCACACCATGGGTAGCGTGGGATAGAAACACCAAGATAAAAATAGGCACGTGGCTTATCGACTGCCTATGTGAAGTGTCTGGTTGGTTTGTTAAAGAGCTAGTACGTAATGGTAGAAAAACTATAAACATACTAAGTCCCTCAGAAAAACTTATCAAACACAAAGATGAAATCATGCGAATGGCTGAAATGTTCAGCCCACTTGCTAAGCCTATGCTTATCCCTCCACGTAATTGGCACGCTTTACAAGACGGCGGTTATTATTTAAATGACCTAACAAAATGTCATAAATTCATACGTAGGAGCGATAACGTCCTTATACAGGGGGAAATTCCATACAACTTTATTAACCGTATTCAACAGGTAAAATACAAGTTAAATCCCTATATAGTTAAGGTAGCGGAGGAGTTAGAAGTTAGAGGTATTAGCGTAGGAAAGTTTAAACCTATAACTCACCACGAGGTACCACCTAAACCATTTGACATTGACACAAATGTCGAAGCGCGTAAGGAATGGAAGCGTGGTAAAACCAATGCAATGAACCTTCAGGCTGCGGAAGTGCGTAAGTCCTGCCGTACACGTATGACTATGAATTGTGTACGAGAGTTCAAGGACGCAGACTTCTTTATCCCTTGGTCGTTCGACTACAGAGGTAGAGTGTATCCTATACCAGCGTTCCTAACACCACAAGACACAGACTTTGGAAAAAGTTTATTGTTGTTTAGTAAAGGTGCTAGGATAAATGCACAGGGTATGAAGTGGATTAAGTTTCATCTTGCCACTACCTACGGACTTGACAAAGCTACAATGGAAGAGCGTATCGCATGGATAGATAAACCAGAGAACTATGATTTAGTTTCTCGTGTGTTCTACAATCCTATCGACAACATTGCTGACTGGGAAAATGCAGACGAGCCTTGGCAATTCTTGGCTGCCTGCTGTGAGTTCTGCGAGCTACACTTTGAGCATCGCTTTCACACACACTTGCCCGTCGCAATCGACGCTACTTGCAGTGGCTTACAAATCTTAGCCGGACTAGCTAAGGACAAATCAACAGCAAAAATTGTAAATGTGGTCGGCTCAAACAAACCACAAGACGCCTATAAACTTATCGCAGACACAAGCGTAGACCACATACCTGAAAGACTTAGACCATATTGGGATAGGAAAGTAACCAAACGTTGCGTTATGACTATACCCTACAATGCTAAACCTTTCAGCAACAGATCGTACATCAGAGATGCATTTACAGAAAAAGGTGTAGAAGTTGACAAAGAAGAACTAACACAATGCGTAAAAGCTGTCAGGGACGCTATGAATATTGTCGTTCCCGGACCTATGCAAGTGATGAAATGGATAGAGACAGAGATCTCACGTGCCATCAGATCAGGTGCGCCAGAAATTAGATGGACAACACCATCTGGATTTCCTGTTGTACAACGTCTAATGAAACACGACAAACCTATAAAAATAAGAACACAATTAATGGGACGGTGCGAAATCAACGTCCAAGGTGCAGAGGTTGGCGTAGATTTAAAACATCACAAGAACGCCACAGCTCCTAATCTTATCCATTCACTTGACGCTTCGCTGCTACACTTTGCAGCAAGTCAATTTGATAAACCGATAGCTCTAATACATGACTCAGTTCTATGTAGAGCTACTGACATGTGTATTCTCTCAACTATTGTACGAGAGACTTACATGCGTCTGTTCGCAGAGCATGAACCACTAACTGACTTTGCCCTAGCAATAGGAGCAGAGACTGAACCACCGATTATCGGAGACCTACATGCGTCCGAGGTAATTGATTCCACTTATTTCTTTTGTTAAATGTCACGTAGTATTCACGTAACTCAAGAGCCAGTAACCCTTGAAGGTTATCAGGCTATATTAAAACCAAGCAAGTTTGGTTATTCACTCAAAGCTATTGTCGGAGAGGACTTAGTAAACAAACTTGAAGAGGAAAGAACAGACTGCCTCAAGTGGGCAGAAAGCAAGCTCAAGAACCCAAGAAGAGCTACCTTAAAACCAACACCATGGGAAGAGGTATCAAAGGGTAAGTTTACAATTAAGTTCTCATGGTCAGATGAAAAAAGACCACCGATTGTAGACACAGAAGGTACACCTGTAAAAGATCTGGACACTCCAGTCTATGCAGGCAGTAAAGTTAAGTTAGGTTTTACACAGAAACCTTACATTCTCAGGGACGGTGTAACCTACGGCACATCACTCAAGCTATCTGGAGTACAGATTGTAAGTGTGCAGTCAGAAGTAGGCGTAGACACAGGCGACCTTGATGAACAGGGAGCTGCTGACTTATTTGGCAGCACAGCAGGCTTCAAAACAGCAGAGCCAAACGTAACACCTGATACAACACCTAGCTCAGTAGAGTTAGAAGATGACTTTTAGGTCAGGTCTGGAGGAAAAGGTAGCAGACCTGTTAGTAACATTGGGCGTCGACTATGAATATGAGGAGACGTCCTATCCTTACACGATTGAACATAGCTATACTCCTGACTTTGTGCTACCTAATAACGGAGTAATCCTAGAGGTTAAAGGGTATTGGGACCCACCATCTAGGCGTAAAATAAGACAAGTTATCAAGGACAACCCAAAAATAGATCTTCGCATGGTCTTTCAAGACCCTTACAAACGTATATCGAAGAAGTCCAAGACAACCTACGCAAAATGGTGCGAGCGTTACAGTATTAAATGGTGCGCTGCACATTGTATTCCAGTTGATTGGCTGAAATGACAGCAGAGTTTATAAGACATGAGCCATGCGAAGTGTGTGGTTCATCTGATGCTAAGGCAGTATACTCAGACGGAAATACATTTTGTTTTAGTTGCCACAA